TTATCGATACCTTTCACATCGTATTTGTCACTGGCATCCGGTCTGCCCAACTTGTTAAACATTTCCATGAACGCGTCATCGGAATCCCCACTTGGCACTTCCATTAGCGTAGGCACACGGGATTTTATTTTTTGCGTGAATTCGTCCCACTGTTCTTTTGACGCTTCAGGTGAGGGAATCTGGATTGAATTTCCCAAATACTGTTGCTGATCGCCAATTCTTTTCCAGAAATTTTCTTCTGTTTTTGAATCAAGAACTAATTTTGATCCGCGAATATTCTCAGGCAGATTTTTTGCCCAATCAAGATTCGGTGCTTGTAATTCTGTCATGCAATTCCCCTTTATACATTGTTGATAAAAATAACAAAACCAAATCCTGTTTACCTAAACGGCGATAAACAATATTGTTTTCGTTTGTAGAAATAGGCTGGTAAACATATTCGTTCGCCAGCCGTTTTAGTAATTCCTTTCCGTCTTTGGTAGAAAATACTCGCTTAATCAGATTGTCCTGATCGCTTTGCATTTGCTTGTATTGCTCTTTATTCATACTTGGTTACCTTGTGGTGGTGATGCAGAGTTTTGTCCACCAGCAGCAGTAGCGCCACTCATATCCTGTGCGCCTTTACCCATTGCCTGCATAGCATCGCCTTGCGCACCGCGAATATTTGCGGCATCCATTGCTTGTGTTTTTGCATCACGGTCTTTCCGTTTTGCATCAATATCAGCTTGCAACGCTTCGAGTGTGGCGGGCACACCCAACATGCGCGCTGTTTCGCGCACCATTGCGTCCCAATCAGGAATATCCAACACTTCAGGATGTATTTGCCCAAGTTGTCCGACCATTGCTGCCCACCGTTCGATATTTTGCATGGCAGACGCTTCCTGCGTTTTAAACATTGCACCCATGTATTGAATATCCAGCTCTGCATTTTCCTGTTTTAAAACATCGGGCAGATCGGGCATTTGTCCCATGCGGTACATGCCATAAAAAGTGCGCTTTAAAACCATATCCAACAAATCAGCAATGCGCGTAATAGTGGCACCCATTAATCTTTCCAGCTGCGCAAGACGCACATTAATTTCTGTGGCCGTAGCAGGGGTGCCGCCCATTGGTGGCAGCATTAATTGATTAATAAAAAAGCATTCTTTTATATTTCCTTGCAAGCGTTCAATTTCTTTTTGCTGCACATCGAATCGCGCTTTGGATTCAAAGGGTGCCAGCTCTTTCAAATCCCGCACCACAGTCAATCCACCGGCATTCAAATCCAGATCGCCAATTAAACCGCGCTGTGTTGTCAGTGTCGGCGGATCAATCGCTTTTTCTGCCGCATACAAACCCAATTCAATTAAGCGGTTCAACGTCATGGTGTCAGACAGCGCCACCATAGCGGGTGAATTTCCCCACATAGACGAATTGGTTTTGCGCCACCGGCCTACAAAAGCAGGCATTTCATGGTAGCCACCCTCTTTACCAATTTGCTCACGGCATTCTTTTAAAACATACTTGTAACCGTAAGGTCTTTCTTTTTCCGCAATACGTTTGTTATAAATTTTTCCGCGTTTATATTTGTTATCCCGACGATAAATACAAAACACAATATCGAACTTGGTATCGGGGTTATACGATTCGCTTTCATACGCGGCCTGCATATCGTGGGGGAGGGCTTCTTTACCAAACTTGTCCACCAATTGCCCTAGCGTCCACTGCATGTGACGGTATAAATTCATCACATTGTTTTCGCTATCGCACTCAAAATACATTTCTTTTACTGGAATAGAACGGAATACAAAACCTTCCCACTTTATCCCGTCACCAATTTCTTCTTCAGTCAGAATACAGGTGCCATAATTCACCAAATCCTGATAGCACTCATTAATTTCTGAAGAAAAATTACCATCCTGAATTTCACGCCATACTTTCATCGTGCATTCATCTAGCCAGCGTTTTGCTTCTACATTATCGTTTAACTTTTTCTGCCGGAATTGCAACGTGAACCACTGCGCCACAGCAGAAGTAATCCCGTTATGCAGTGATGATGCCAAATGCTGCGAACTCATTACCGCCGTGCTGTCATAAATCCACGGTCTGCGCCATTCAATCGAATCTTCAGATCGTTCATCACGGAAAAAACCGCCGCGATAGGGCGCAATGTATTTTTCAATTAAATCCCAAGTGGATTCGACAACATTGCGCGAATCACTTAACTGCTCTACACGTTTACAAATCGCTGCTGCGTCCATTTTTGTTCCCCTTAAAAGATCGGATTGATATCACGTCCGTTTCGCCGTCTAGGTTTTTCAGCCTTGCGCGGAACGGTAACCACCACAGCCGCCACAGATTCAATGGCGGGGCGCGGTACTTGTATCTGTGAACGCAATTCCGGTTCAGCAATAAGAGTGGAAATTTCCTTTTTCCCACGTTTAAACGGGTCTTCCATACCCAATGATGCAAAGTATTTCCAACTCGATAACAACATTACTTCATCAAACTTTTCCACACTCACGGGGCGCGAACGCCCGCGATGACGCGTCACAGAATATTGCTCGCCAAATATCGACGGATCGTAATCAGAGCAACGACAATCCATAAAAAAATCAGCCTATCTTTGCGCCACTTTTTTTCGCCATTGCGAATTTGGTTTTTGTAGCAACGGGCGGCTTTTTCGCTTTACATGAACCGCCTTTGCCGCCGCAACCTCTGTCTACTTTGCTTGCTTTTTTTCCCCGTGCCATACATCACCTCTCATGCCCACATTCTTTTTACGCGACGACCACTATTAGCCATCGGTGTGTTCATCAAATAACGCTCACGCGCTTTGTAATGCGGATCACCTTTCCCCATTTCGTCGTAATACAAATACGCCATCGTGCGAAAGGCATCCGCGCCGTGCGAAAATTCGTCATGCTCTGGTTTGTCTAAATAAGAATTGGTACGCGCATCCATTTTCTTGCGATAATTTTCCAGACAATCAATACCGTCCATGCAATTCGTTTTGTCGAACCATGTTTTGTACAACAACGCACGGCACGATTGAATGCCGTCTGCAATCGATTCACGCTTCGCCACTTCCACCACATAACCGCGTTCTTCTAGCGATTCTTTGCGGCTACGCCCGCTTACTTGCTCACGCACCGCAATATCGTGTGGCATCCACAGTTGATAAATGTCGTAACCTCTGTGTTCATTCTGAATATCAGACAACACATCCAAAATGCCCGTGTTTTTCCATTGCTGAAAACGGATGCAGCGAATTTCCTTAATATGAAACTGCAAAAACCACACTGCCGTGTAATCATCCATACCCAAATCGAATGCTAAATACACCGGCAACATCGGTTCATGCGGTACATGGCAAATCCTGCCTTCTGCGCGAACCTTGCCCATTTCATTTGAGTAATAACTGCCCGTAACAGAAGCCGACCAGTCGCATAAAAATTCCTGCCGGTACTTGTCCTCGCCCATCGTGATTTTTGCCATCGATAATTCTTCATCATCGATAATATTTGTTTCATCCGCGCTGTAGGTTCGCGCAAGCCAGCCTTCTGTTTTCTCAGCTTCACGGTATGTGTGATAAAAATGGTTTTTTCCGTTCGGGGTTCCCATAAAAATAGCCCACCCCTTACGATCACTAAGGGCAGGGCGTAATACTTCTGTCCAAATATTGACAGACATATTTCCCCATTCATCCAACACCACACCATCGCTGTACTGACCGCGCATGGCTTCGTAATTTTCTGCACCCACAAGCTGAATACGCGAACCGTTAGGAAAATCAGCGCGCAATTCTGTTTCCATATAACGCATATTTGGAATAACACGCGTGAATTCTTTTAAATAATCCCACGCAATACTTTTCGCTTGCTTATAAGTCGGGGCAATATAATGAAAACGCGGGCGATTTAACGGGCACGTCAACGCACCAGCCACTAATTCATTAATTGCACATACCGTTTTTCCGAACCGCCTGTGAATAGCCAGACACGCAAAGCGAATTCTTTTTCCATCGTTGTATAACGCATTGTGAATTTCCAATTGCAAGGGACGGGGGGCGTAAGGGATAACGATATCGATCCGTTCGCCCTTTTTCATTTATAATTTTTTCTAATTTGGATTTTGGATTTTGGGTGTGTGGGATACCACCTTTTTGTGGCGCAGGCGATTTTTACCCCTACCCCCTCGTTTTGCCAGCCAGCCCAAAACCCTGAAAACACAAGGCTCGCACCCGACCATTTTTTAAATGGGGAGCTTGCGAGCTGTACAAATAGTGAGCAAATCTGTGTGGAACGTAGCCGTGAAACCAACTCATAATCTTTTTTGCTTGTGGATAAACTATCTAAGCTATTGATAACGTTAAAGAATGTGTCAATCTTACCACTTCGTCGAATGTCTATTATGTTAAATAGACTTATCCACATACCCTTGCGAGGTAAGGATGCACTAACATTATTCTTCACTCGTTTCACCCTCAATTGGGGGCGAATAGGAGGGCACCTGAAAAGGCATAGATACGTTTATCTGTAGTCCGGCAACCTTGTTTTGATCCTCACCAACAATGATTCCATGCGTTACATGCAAGTACGCTTTCATGTGGTGAATGTTGCCGTCTAGGGCATGAGCGCGCATAACATTGCCCATTTCTTGCAAGTCGGCGGCATACCCCCTTTCAAGCGCATCCAATGCTTTGTTGTCAATTTGGAGCATTTTTGAAAATGTCGAAACATTAATACGCAATATTTCTGCGATAGCTGGACGAGAGAAACCCTCTTGTGCCATTTTAAAAATAATATCGTAATCGCGTTTTTTAAAGACTATCTGCCTGCCAACCTGATTGCGCTGCACCCGCATGTTTGCAAATTTAGCCACGGCGACTGGTAAATTAAGTTTTGATAATGCGTAAGAGTTATTTCTTGATCGCGTTGCAATGGTTTCCATGACAGGGCATCACAAAGAATGAAGCCCAACAATAACCAAAATCATTTATAAAAAGTTATAGACCCGACCACGCAATAAGCAACGCATCCGCCCAGCCAATATGTTTTTTTAATGACAACGGGGCACTAGAAAACAATTGTGCGGCCTTTGTGCGTGAAAAATCCTTGTCTGTGCCAATCAATCCGCACTGTTTTTTCCATGATTGCGGGGTGATGAAAGCGTGAGGTATTCCAGCCACAGCCACAGCACTGCGCACACACCCGAACGAATCCCCAAAATTAAACATCGACGTAACACCCTGAGACGGCATTGCCCCAACTTGTTCAATCCGGCATTCCACAAACGCAGCACGGGCACGGATGTTACACAATATTTGATACAACAAAAACGGCGCACACCGATGTTTACCGTTGCCCACGGTTTCGACGGGCATATCCCACACGCCGACCAATTCACCCAAGCCCGACACAGCAGCAATCGCCCCCGATAAACCCACATCCACACCAATCACAATCCGATCGAATTCCATGTTGCACCTCTCACCGCAGGCAACATAAAAACACAAAGCGATTATAAGAAAGTTTACAAGTCGAGGAGAAAACTATAAAAATTTATTAAAGTCGAGGAATGCTCAAAAAAACCCATTCCTCGACTTGTATAATTAATTATAGTTTTCTCCTCGACTTCACAATTTTTTTCCACTAAATTCCTCGACTTGTATAATTAATTATAGTTTTCTCCTCGTTTTGTAAACTTTCTTATAATTTCCGGTTCTTGTTGCACAAAAACCTTTTATCTGTTACGTTT